ACTCCAAGTTATCCATAATCCATTGCGCCAGCTCTGCATTGGGAACGCCAGGTATCTCAATGTCTGCCGCCATACCCTTGCAATGGTCGCTGGTCTTAGACCCACCAACCGCCGCATTGGACTCAGGACTACGATAGGCAGAATTCACCTTAACACCTTTGCCGTAATGATCACGCACTGGCTGCAACACCTTTTCACAAAGCAGACGCAAATTCTCTGTGGCCTCTTCATCAGGCGTATTGTCAAAACCCATGCGTATAGCAGTTTCTGATTTGCACATCTCATGCAAGCTGAAATTGGCGGTTAACTGTGTCATTTTGTAGTCCTCATGGTTTCGTAGGTTTGGATGCAGGCGTTGAGCTTGCGGATGGCGGTGTCTCCCTCGCTGGCGATCCTGACAAGATCATCAGCAGTCTGTCTGTCAAGTTCGGCTGATGTTGTTCCGCTGTGATCTCTGCTGGCAGTGGCGGTATCACTGGGGGCTGATATGGCGCACTCGGGGGCTTTGATAGGAATGAACAGCCTGCGCTCGCCACTAGCAATATCAGCGCGGAGCTTGTCTTCTTTAACCTTTGCAGCATTGTTTGCCTTTCGTAATGTCTGACCATAACTTTGCGCCACTTGCGCCATCGCCTGCTCGGTCTCTCTTGCCTTGGCGTTTAACGCGGCAATTTCAACTTGCTGGCGTGTATGTTCATCATGCTCACCCTTGTAGTATCCACCGCCAAATGACGACAGTATTGCCATAACAATGCCAAGGATTACCCAAGGGTTAAACAGGCTCATGGCTTTGGTGGCTCATCGTTATCAGTGGCTTCAGCCTTGGCGCTTGCATTGGCAATTGCCTTAACCCCCGACCTACCAGCGACACCGCCAAGCACCCCAGTGATAAACACCATGATGGTCGAAATCTGTTGTGTATACACCTTGTCGATCGCCGCCATACTGCCATTCATGGGCTGTTGAACAAAGCTGACAGAATAAAGAAACATCCCCATAGAAGCCAGCAGAATGGTCACCAAGACCACAATAACAAATGCCCATACCCTGACCTCAATCTCGTCAGCATTGAGGCGATTATTTGGTTTATATCCGACTGTTGGCATCACTTTTTCTCCTCAGGTTTAATAAGCATTTCGGGGCAAGTTCCAGCTGCTGTACAAATTGGCGGCTTACATTCGGTATTTTGCCAATTTAATGGGTCTTGGCATGGGTAGCGGTAACGATCATCACAGCCAGTTAACACCACTAGCAAAATCGATAAAAACCAAATCTCATAAACATTCATTTTTCTTTATCCTTTCGCTGTTGCGCCTCAATCTCACGGCGTAATTTTTCCACTTTTTCAAGCTGCTGTTTGACCTCATGCTTGGCATCTAGGATGTCTAGATACAGCAATGCCCCCATTGGTAGTAGGAGAGCAATCAATACGCAAGCAGCTATCCATCCCACTATGTCCTCTCCCAGCGATTGACGAACAGGAGCCACAGCCACAGGTAGAGGAGGAATGTAATAGTCCCCAGTAGGTATGCTACTTTTAGCTGGAAGTTTCTTTCCTCTTCCCTGCGTTGCCATAACTCCTGCCTGTTTTTAGCTTCTTGTTTTAGCCTTGCCTGTGTTTGCTCTTCTCCAATCTTCTCTCTCATGCTGAAAACTTCTGAGTACAGCGCCCCCATCTCTTGCGGAGCTTGAAAAACCATGCACTCTCTTATTTGCACAACCAATCTATCCATCTCTTGCTGGGCCATCACTCGCTTAAGTGCTGACTCCATCAGGTTTTGGTCAGGGTCGTAGATGTTCTTTGATTTCTCTTCTTCTTCCCTGATGTGTGCTGCTAATTGTTCTTGAAGCTTGAAAAATTCTGTTAGGTTTTTGACAATGTCAACTTTGACCTGAGTTTCGTCAACAGCAACATAGTCCGACTTTTTAGATTTACTGACAGGCTTTGCAATTTGGGTTTTAGGTTTGCCACCAAAGAACCCAACAAGCTTATTCCAAAAGCCATGTACCTCTTTGCCAATGGCAATGACTTCTTCACCAGTTCTTTTAATCTCAACAAAAGATTCTTGAGCTTGACGGAACAGCTCGCACCCAGCTTGGATGTTCTTAACAAGACCAGCCGCAAGCAGGCAGATGCTGATTGGATCAATTTACAGCCCCAATAACTTTTTGATGAATTCTGCCGCCACGCCTGGCCCAAACAACACCACCACCATCAACGCATACAAAAGATATTCAATGCGGGTCATGCGTTTGTCGCCAGCGGCAAAAGACTTTTCAATGGCCTCGTACCTTTGGGCGCAAATAGCTTCATGCACAGCAAAATCTTTTTCTAAATCGCTCACCAAGGCACTCCTGTTGCTGTTACTGGCGCTTTCTGTAAGGCAATCTGTGCGGCAAGGCTTGCTTCAATAGCCTCAACATCTAGCTTATCTTTAACCCAAGCAATGACTTGAGTCTCGGTCAAAGATTCATAGGCAATGAATGTGTCTCCACGTTCAAAGCCTACCGAGCCATAAGAGCCAGCAGAATATTCACCATCAACAGCGTCTACTCTGTAATGTGCAGTGGTTACCAAACCATCAGAGGTTTGGCGGTCAAGTTGTGCGATTTTCCAAGTAGTGGTCATTTTGCTTCCAGTGCAGTTATGCGGGTTGTGAGGGATTGGATGAGGGCTTGCTGTTCTTTTATTGCCGCAACTAAAAGAGGAATAACCTCTGTGTATGAAACTGCTAAATATTCTGTTTCATCTTCGCTATTTGGAAACTTAGAAATAGAAACGGCTTCGGGTAAAACTTTTTCTACATCTTGAGCAATTAAAAATGAACGGCTTTTGCTTTCTTCGTCTGATTTAAAGCGGCCTGTTACTGAACGCAGTTGTTTAACTTTATCAACTGCATTTTCAATAGGTTTTAAATCTGTCTTTAATCTTTCATCAGATACAGCACCCCAAGATGTACCGCCATTAGCAATAGTTACCCCTACTGAACTTTGGTTATACAAAAAATATGCATTACTTGAATCAATCGCTGTAATCCAACGCTGTCCTGCACTAGCATTAAAATATCGTAATTCCATTAATGTTGCAATACCATCAGCAGAAAGTATATTAAATCTACCGCCACTTCCTAAAGTTGCATTAGTTCCAATCAACACATTACCAGAGGAGTCGATACGCATACGTTCTGCACCATTAACAGTGTTAAAACTAATATACCTACCAGTACCATCAAAAGTAATAGAAGATGAAATTTGGTCTAAAACGGTGCTATGTCTAATAGTCGCTTGGTTTGCTGTTGGCGTCATAAAAGAAACACCTACCGCTCCGTTGTTTTCTACAATAACTTGATTAGTTCCTGTTGTAGAAACCCCAGTAGCCGTTGCTTGTTTAACATTTAGCAGGACACTCGGAGAACTTGTACCAATACCCAATCTCCCAGAACTATCAATCCGCATAGACTCAACACCGCCCTCAGCAAAAGCAATGGTGTCAGCGGCAGGGAAGAAGATACCTGTGTTAGTGTCGCCTGTTGTGGTAATTGATGGCGTACCTACTGCGCCAGCGGCAACAGTTATTGATGTGGCAGATGCCGCACCTAAAACAGGCGTTACCAAGGTCGGGCTGGTTGCCAATACGTTATTACCTGTGCCTGTGTTTGTAACGCTTACCAATGCTTTAGATGCGTCTGTTGCCACAGCACTTGAAGCGGTCAAGCTTGAGTAAATGGGCGCAGCGCTAAATGTAGCAACACCAGTAACGCCTAATGTGCTTTGCAAGGTCACAGCGCCAGCTACGTTAGCCGTTGTACCCACATAAAGCGCTTTAGCTATACCCACACCACCCGCAGTAACTATTGAGCCTGTGCTGATGCTGCTTGAGTCTGTTGCGCTTCCAACATTAAGAGCCTTGGCTATACCTACCCCGCCAGCCGTAATTATTGAGCCTGATGTGGAGTTAGTGGAGTCTGTGGTTAGGCTTGAGTTAATTCCAGCGGCAAAGGGGATGCGAGCCGTTGTGGTG